GCCAAACATATTGCTTAACGCCAATGTTTTGTTGCCGTACTTTTGTTAATTGTCCGTTTAGCGTACCTACTTCATTACGCGATATATTTTTAGCGCGACGCTGCGCAATGCCAAATTGCTTAGTAATATTAGCCGCTAAAGCACTTTTTGGCAATCCCCGACTAACTCCCGCATGTAATAGGGATACAACATTTTGTAATAGCCGGGTTTGTAAACTTTCGGTTAAATTTTGGTTATTTTGAACAAACAGTTTTATAAGTTCCTCGGTCGATTGTTGGCCGGGCAAGGATTTTGATTGAGTCACACGTCGCATCTGGGTAATGTTGTGCTGGTTAATCGTATGGGCTAATTGTTTAATTTCGTCGTCTTGTTGCGTCGGCGGCAATCGATTATTAACCCAACTTTTTATAGTCGCCATAATAGCCGATATCTGGTCGGCCACATCGTATTTTATTTCGATTATAGCGCTATCGGAATGAATAGTTTGCTCGGCTTGTTGCACAATATCGCTTAGGGCCGGTACTAAAAATTGGCGCATAGCATCCCGATATTGCGACAATACAGAACGCAAAAACCCATTGTACTTACGCTCTAAATGTTTAGGGTGCGAGGGTTTAGGGCCTATTTTTGTATTTTTTTGGCGTTTAACCGCTTTACTCTTCCGGCGTCGCATTGTCGTCGCCTTCTTCGGTGTCGTCTTCCATCCCCTCATCAATTAGGTCTAAGTCGTCAGGCTCGAGCGGGTCAAATAGAACCTCGGTCGCCAAGTCAAAATCCTTGGGGTTGCCAGGCGTTCCGAAACGTGACATCTTAACTTCGGCTGGGTCCAGTACGCCCATGTTAATATAAATTTGATCCGATTGAGCTTGTTTTAAATGTAAATCGGCTTTCTCGCCATCGCTCATTTGCCAAAGCGGGTTAAATATTATATCCCATTGGCTAGGGACATTAGTAATCTGTCCGGTTTTTAGCATCAAGCTAACTAATCGGTGTAATCGGCTGTACAATTCTTTACGTTGATACGATTTAATCGAATCATAAAACGAGCGTATATCATCCTCACCGCTTGACTGTAAGCCGCTGGGCGATTTTCCCATAAGTATCATTTCAGGAATTTTAGTTACCGCTGCAAGTTGTTGCATGAATTTATCGAGTAGTTCAGAAAGCCCGGCCACACTTGAAGCTTGCTTAGTATATTGCTCTTTGCTGTCAAGTAATACCGTGTTATTCACTGAACGCCCGCGGTTCATAATCATTAAACGTTTCATGAGCAGGTCTTCGCCGCCCTCGGAACCGATTAAATCTTGTAAATTTTCAATTGATAATATAGTTTGTACAAAATCAGCAATAATATTAGCCGAATAGCGATAGCTTGAGCCTAGGTTTGATAGGGCTGTAAATGCCGATTGAACGAACGAACCTCCCCAAAACTGGTTCTGGGCAAATGCTCGGTTAGGAAGTTTTAACCCATCCATCCGTAAAACGCGCGTTTCGTGAACGTAAAATATCGCATTAGCCGCACCTAAAAAGGTACTCGAAGGCTGTATAGAATAAATAGATGGCTTGCCAAATTTAGTGTTTTCAGGATTATTGTAAAAAGATACATAGTCTGGGATAACTTCGGTTCTATCATATACTGTTAATGATTCAATACTTTTTAAGCTGTTTTCGTTTAAAGGTTCGGTTAAGTCACGCCCGTCATCCGCACCAATTACGATGACCGCCCCGCCAAACAATAAAGCCCAACGAATTAAGTCGGAAAACGCATCTTTAGCATTAATTAAATTTAATTGATGTTCTATTTGCCCGGAATTGTCGCCGGATATGCTAATCCACTCGCGTGTTGATTCTTCCGCATAGATATCCACAATTTTACGGCCCAAACCGGTATACTGATAAATGTTGTTAAGTTCCATATCGCTAAGAATACGGCCAGGCGATACGTAATCTTGTGAAGAACGGTCATCAGGCGTATTACCCAACCGTGTTTGTATATTTGACCAGCCGTCATAATTAACATTATCTTTAATCGCGGCGGCCGTATAATGTGGGTTATTATCTAATTTTGTATTGTTGTCGCTCATAATTACCATTGGTTTAATTTATTGTAATCAACGCCTGCGGTAGACTGTTTAATAATAGGGCTTAGCGCATAACGTAGGGCGTCCCAACCGTGATCGAAACCGTCTTCGATATCGGGTAGAATAATGCCGCTTAACTTGTCTACTTTATGACTGTATTCTTTAGCTTCTTCTCGTAGTCTATCACACCGCTTGTGTATTACAATTTTGTCATAAGAACGTAACACGCTGATACCGTCTTCTACCGAGCCAGGCCACTTCTTAACGCCTTCAATTTTAAATTTTGCATTTTTCATATGGCTTATAGTTTCAGGCCTTGCATTATCCGCTTTGATTAGGTATTTACGGCTATTAGGCACTTGGTCAAATAGCGGCGGTAAATTAACTATATCGCATTTATCCTCACTGTATACAGCGTGATCGATATAAATTTTATTATCTCTACCTATCCAACAACGCAGTAAAACATTGGGGTCCGGTGAAAATCCCCAATCCGCACCATAATACGGACCGCCTTTAATCTGGCTTGGCCGCCATTTTTCAAAGTCTTCAAAATCGCCGATTTCCCATTTTCCGTACATGACTTGAGTCTTAGAAATCGTTAAGCATTCCCCTTCCCACACGTGCGGGTACATATCGGGGTTTTTAAGTAACATTTCGTCTTTTTCTTTGGTTAAGACATCATTCATAAAAGGATTGTCATACCAATTAGCTTTTACTATAGCCGAGTCGGAGGGAGGATTAACTACAAAACGTTGGTAAGTCGCATCTCCTTTCTTGCGGGGATTAAAAGTAACCCAGATTTCGGAATCGTCTAAACGTATAGTCGGTATTAATGCGTTCCAAGAGGCTTCCGGAACGGTTTGTGCCTCTTCGACCCAACAAAGCGAAGCATTTTCAAACGATTTAATATCGTCGGCACTTAAATCGCGTAAACCCTTGTAGATAAATAAGCTGCCGTTTTTACCCTCGATGTAGCTTTTACCAATATGAAAATAAGGGTGTAAACCCATTCGTTTAATTTGATCGCTTAAAAGTTGATGTACAGATTCACGGATAGAATTTAGTTTTTCACGTGCACAAACCACACGCCCGCCCGTCGTATACGCATGTACTATGGCCATTTGAGCAAATGACCAAGATTTACTGGACCCTCGGCCGCCATAAGCGCCACGATAACGGTACTTACCCGTGAAAACAGGCTTAAAAACTTTGGGAATGTTAACTTGCAGTATTGACATTGCTAATCTTTCTTTTTAGCTGTCTTTGTAGAAGTTTTTTTGGTAGTCTTAGATTTAGTTGCTTTTTTAGCGGTTGCTTTCTTAGTTGTCTTCTTTTTGTCTTCTGGGTCTTCAAAAACAACTTTAACAGTAGAGGGCGGCGACATAGAGCCATCAGAACTTTGTAAATCTACTGCGTTAGTTTCGCGCCACCCCGCTTGTGTTTTAAGATAAAAACACATCGATTTAAAATCGCCCTCGCGCGCTTTTTGTAAAAGTCCTTTAGCAACCGTCGCAATAGCCTCAGAGCGCCCTTTTTTATACCGTGTAGCTATCTCCGGTTGACGGGCCATTAGTTCATAAAAACTTTTCTTGCATATGCCAAAATATTCTGCTACTTGTTCAATAGACAAATAGGGCCCGAGTTTCTCAACTTGCTCGATTTGATCTCTGTTAAAAACAATAGCTTTCCTTCCCATACTTCTAAAACCTACTTTCTATTTTGTAGTTCATTCTTAATCATCGCTTTTATAGAATCTATAAATTTTTGTTGGTCGGCTTCTTTTCCAAGAACACGCTCACCGATAGTTTCATCAATCGTATTCTTTGCCATCAATTTGTGTATAAATACTTTTTCTTGCTGGCCTTGGCGGTGAATACGCTTATTCATTTGCTGCCATAGCTCGAGCGACCACGTTAAATTATACCATGCCATGCGCCTACCTCCTTTTTG